GAAGCACAAAGAGAAGCTAACGATATCTTTTATAGAAACGATAAAAAATACTTTCTAAATAAGTACAGCGAAGGTCTATCTCCACACGTTTATAAGCAAACCGTTAAAAACAATCCTGAATTAAGCAGTAAATATAGCTACATCCATAATCTAAGTAATAGTACTTTTAGAGAAGTTGTTGAAAAAAACAAAAACCTTAGAGAAGATGTTCACGGTGCTCACTATGATAAGCTTCATGGTGAATTTGCTGGTGACCACGAGAAGATGCTTCACGCATGGAAAAACGGTGTTAAGTCTACTAAAGATAAATTTAGAAGCCCAGCTAGTCATGAGTTAGGTCAACAACCTGACCAAGATACTATTGATGATACTGTTCAACCTGCTCCAGAAGAACCTAACTTTACACATCGTAGAGCTTTTAGGGGGCGTAGATAATGTATAAAAGTATTTTAAAATCCCTTAAGAAATCTGAGAAGCCAAACAAATCTGGTGTTAAATTAAATCCAGAACATGGAAAGATGATTGCTGATGCTTATGAAAATATGCAACACGACCCTTCTCATCCTGACGTACAAGCCGCCTATGGTGCTTTAATTGAAGAGACTAAGGCTCAGTACAACGACATCTTAAAAAGCGGTATTAAGCTTTCTAGGATGAAAGACGGTCAAGAAAATCCTTATAAAAATTCCAAAGAATTGCATCACGATATTAAAAACAATAATCACATGCACTTTTATCCAACAGACCAAGGATTTGGTATGGACGATAGTGCGTCAGACCACCCAATGCTCCAAGGCACAGGAATTATGCATGACGGTCATGAGCTTTTAGCTAATGATTTATTTAGAATTGTTCACGATATTAATGGTCATCATTTAGGTGGTGAGAGTGGTTTTGGTGCAAAGGGTGAGCATAAGGCTTACAACCAACACAAAACTATGTATTCACCATTAGCTCAAAAAGCATTGGCTACAGAAACTCTTGGTCAAAATAGCTGGGTTAACTTTGGTCCTCATGGTGAGCACAACAAAGCAAACCCTCAACAAACTAGATATGCAGACCAAAAGGCTGGGTTATTACCTGATGAAATTACTAGTGGTAATTGGCACTCTGACGAAGGTGATATTCAAAAAGCTGAAAAAGGTGCTAAGGCTATTAAAGAAGTAGCTCATGAGCAAGATATGATGTCTGAATCTGGTAGACCAATGCCAAACGACCATATTGCTGATGACCACGACCCTTCTCAAGGTAAAGAGGATAAAAAAGTTAAACAAGCCTTATCTGATTTAAAAGAAAACAAGCAAACTACTAAGAATATGTTTCAAAGAGTGTATTCTATGCCAAGTGAAGATAAGATTAGAAGTAAAAGAGCTAAAATGACAGGTCAAGTGCCTGAGTCAATTAGTGTTTATGGCTCACACTATCCTGTTGTAAAACTTTTAAATGATAATACATTATTACTCCACACATCGGAATATGGAAACGAAGGTAAGACTCAAGAACTAGTTAATAAAATTAAAAAAGAACTTCCAGAACAATTTCCTGACCATAGAGTTATTGAAGTACACCATCCTGACTATAAGCACTCATCAAGAGTTATGAGGATGAGAAACAAAACAGGTATTCACAAGTTTCTTGAAGAGGCTTCTGAAGGTCACCCTGATGAAGATTATAAACAACACGCCAAAGAAGCTTTAGCACATCTACTATCCCTTAAGAAAGGTGAGTTTAGCAAACCAATTCACGCAAAAAGAACTGCTACTGAAGGTTTTGATGCTGAAGCTAATATGCAAACCAGAACAGATAGGATTGGTAAATATCTTGAGTCTGTTGGTCTAACTCCTGATATAGGTAGTGGAAACAAAAGAGACTTAGGTTCTAAGAGTCCAACTAGTGTTACAATTAATGCCAAAGGTGACCCACATGACCAACAACTTCTTCATGAAGGTGGTCATGCAATGTTAACTCCTGAAGGTGCTTCGTTGTCAGAATATCAAACTGGTATTGGAGAGCCTGGATATAAGGGTAAGTTACACCAAACCCAATATAGAGATGAATTAAAAGAATCTCATGGCGGTGGTATGCCAGAACAAACGGCTCAACAAATGGAAGCTGGAATCGCTAGACGTTCTGGAGTAGAGCCTTTTAGGTCTCCCCAACGTGGTGTTAGTCCAAAGTCTGAGACAGAAAAAGGTCGAGCACACGCAAAAGAGCAATTGAAGATGTTCGATGCTGGTATTTATAGATTTGACCCATTTTCAGGTGAAAATGAGCTTCAAGGCGATATCCACGCATATATCAATGCCAAAGAAATGGGTAAGAAAGACCTTGCTGAGAAGATTAGACAAAAATTATTGACCAAGATAAAGGCTAAGAATAAGATGAAAGAAAGTGGTGAGTGGGAAGATGATATTCCATTGGCTGCTAGTGAGAAATTTTCTAGCGACATAACCAAAGGCTCAAGGCAATCTAAAATGCCATTTAATCCTAAAACTGATATTTCTGATAGTGACAGGACCGATGTGGAAGATTGGACAGGTGGTTACGGTGCTAATGACAGAGAAAAAATCAAACCCATTAAAGGTAATGCTAGAAAAAGAGCTTTAGATAGGTTACATAGGTTAACTGACGTTAAGAAACATCCAAAAACTGGTGAGAGAATGTTTTTAATGCATCGTGGTATGGATAAGGAAGAATATTTAAAACATTATGATACTGTATCTCCTTTTCCAACAGACTCTTCATCTTGGACCCCACACCATAAAGTCGCTAACAATTTTGCAAAAGATTATTCAGTAGGACATAGTGATGGAAAAAGAGAGCCAAGCGTAGTGTCTGCTTGGATTCCTGAGTCTAAAATAAGACACATACCAAATGCGATTGGTGGTAAATCCAGAGATGTGGACGATATTGGCTGGCATCCACACGATAATCCCAAAAAAGCTCATAGACATGATGAGCATGAGGTTATTGTAGACGCTCACAAAATGAGAAGGCATTATGGATATAGCCCTGAAGAGCAGAAAAAAAAGCAAATGCATAGTAATATAGATGGTGGACTTAGCCCTGAAGGTCGATTAGAAGAAAGAAGGCAAATGAAATCCATGAAGGATAAGAAACTAGCTGCTAGTGAGAAAGATACTGTTAAAAAGCTGTAATTATGGTATTATAGGGTAGGAGATATTTATGAAAAAGCTGCTGTTACCATTAATTTTGTTTAGTTCGATATCTTACGGTGCTGACTGCTCTAAACACCCGATTTTCTGTCAAATTAAGAAGAATAAACCCAAAATATCCAATAAAAAGGCTATGAATCTTTCTAATATTATATATAAGATGCATAGAAAATACCATGTCCCTAGCAGAATTTTTACTGCAATACTCATGCAAGAATCTGGATACAGCTTAGAGGCTAAGGGATGTTATAAAGGCATACCCGATACTGACAGGTTAGGTGGGGTTGTGAAGGTATGTATGGATTTTGGGATATCTCAAATATACTACAAAACAGCTCAAAGTTTTAAGTTCGATATAGATAAATTAACTACCGACTTAGATTATTCTGTTGAGGCAGGTGCTAAGGTTTTAGCTGACTTTATGAATAGATACGAGGCTAAAGACAATGATTGGTGGGTTAGATATAACTGTGGCTCAAGAGGTACGACAAAAAGAGATACTTGTCAAATATACAAAAAGCTAGTTGAAAGGTACTTATAGTGACCGAAAAAGAAGTGGAGGACCATGTACTTGTGGCTTCCGAAATGGATTGGGACCAATTAGCTAATATTATCATTGACTTAGAGCTAGAAAAGATGGAATTTAAAAGCTGTCTAACAGAGCTTGAGCTAAAAAAATACAACACATTATTAGATATTTACGAGTCCGAAAAACACAAAAGAGTAGAGAGTCTATCTACTTGGAATCCTTATCATTAACAATACTTGGGAAGTTAGCTAAAAACAGCAATCTTTAAACCAAGGAGTGTCTTATGGAAATTAAACCAAACGAAGTTGACGAAGTTAAGGTTATTGGAAAACTTAATGGAGATGACGTAAAATTAGTAAAGACTCACGGTGGATTTCACATCGCTATGGGTAAGAAAGATAAAAAGAGCAACAAGGCTGAGGCTTTGGCTGCTGGTTCACATCAAGCTTTAGTGGCGTATCAGATTGAGAAAATACATGGTAACGACTTTGAGCCTACTATCTTCAAGTCTGAAGCTGAACAACTACCAAAAGTAGAGGATATGTCTAGTTTTCTGCCAGATATGGCTAAAAACTCAGGTATTGAGATATACGCCCTTAGTAAATTCAACCACATAGACTTTGTTATGTGTAAAAACAATGTTGAGCTTGCTAAGTATGAAACTGAGCATACGGCTGATAGTCTTAATGTGAAGAATTATTCATTTAGAGATAGTTTGTCTCCTAACAAGTTTGTTTCTCAAGCCCTTGCTGCTGTTATGGACAAGAAAATGAAAGATTTAGGACTTACGAAGGTAAATAAGAAGTAATGTCAAACGTAGTTCAACTTAAAGAAAGAATCGAACAGAAATTAAGAGAAAAAGAGCTAGAACAAAAAAGAAGAATTGATGCTCAAGCCTCCTACACAGAAATGGCTAGGTGCTTGAAAATATTAGAAATGAACAGTATGCCAGAACTAAGAAGCTTAAAAGCGGTTATGAGACATACTTTAAAACAAATGGCAGATATAGGTAATGGCAAAAAAACCAATTAAAGGAAAACAGGTAGATGCACTACCAAAGAATCCAATGGATTTGGACCAGATTTCCTTTAATCTAGGAAAACAGGACCAATTTATCCAATCTCATGGCGTTTGTTTTGTTCACTATAGAGCTATGCCATCTCCAATTGGGCTTAAAGACCGTGGAGACTATAGACGTAGTGACTCTTTAGATACTATATCAGAAAATGGATTTATATACAAGAAGTGTGGAGAATTTACTGGAGTCATTTTAAGCAATAGTAAAAGAAAAGTACCTGTTGATGGCGGTCTTTTTGACTCTTCAGAAGGTAGACTTACTTTACCTAGATTCTATAACGAAGATTCTGATGAGTCTGCTGGCGATAGAATACACCTATGTCCAGGTGATAGAATTTTCCTTAAAAACGTAGACAAGGAAGAGAAAAGCGTAGTCAACTACCAAAGAGTGGAATATAACCCGAATGGTGACGATTATCTACAATTTCCAGCTACTTGTGTTGAGTTTCTAGTAGATTCACTTGGTAGGGAATATAAAGCTGGTGTTCATTTTAAGATATCCAAAGATGGAAATATTAAATGGATTGATGGCAAGAGAAATCCTGAAGTTGACCCTGATACTGGGAAAGGTCGTGTATATTCAATAAGATATAGATACGAAGCTCACTGGTATATTGCATCAATCATTAATGAATTAAGAATTGGTAGAACTACTGAAGGTAATGAGAGAAAAGAAACTCGTATGCCATATCAAGCAGTTATCCAACGTGAATATGTATATCACAATAGAAATAGAGGGGATTCCAAGGAATCTAGCAAGGAAACAGAAACGGATAGAACCGTTGCTGAGCCTGAAGAGTCGGTAGACCCAAATAGCTATGAAGTTAAAGTAAACGTAAATAGCTTTGAATAAAGGCAATCTTTAAATAAACGGAGAAAATATGGGAATTATTAAAATCAAGAACATTATCCAACGTGTCTTCAAGATGACTTGGGATATGGACTACATTCAAAATGCTATTTATAACGATGCTGCTGGTGCTCAAAAGGGTATTAATGTACAGCCAGTTATTAAGAAAGCCTACGCTGCTAACGAACAAGTGCCTTTTGGCTCATATGTTAAAATTACTGGTGGTGGTGTATATTCACAAGTATGTGTCGGAAAAGCCCATGACCCTGCAAAAACTTATCGTAGAGGTGACGTTGTGACTGAAGCTGGTGACGTATATGTGGCTAATCAAGATATTACAAACGCTCATGCTTTTGCTGCTGGAGAATGGACCAAAGTAGCACCTGCTACTATTGCTGGTATTCCGAACGCTGCTGGAGATGTAGTGTGTACTGGTAAATACCACAACGCTATTAGTGTTGCTGGATTTCTTTGTGAAGATGAAACAACTTATCGTAAGGTAGAGTAATGAACAAGCATGTCCAAATAGTTAAAAGCATTTTGGGCGAGGATATTTTTGAAGACCTTGAGAAAATCGAGATGTTCAAACCAGATACTAACTCCACGCTTGACCCTGCTGAAATTAAGATAGCATTGCAAATTGTACCTAGAGCAGTTTTAGGTTTTCTTATTGCAAATTTAAAGCCTCTTAATGTTGGTGGGAATCTTGACTTACCATTGCCGTTTGCTAATGCTGTATTGCATGTAAATAAAATTTCCCATGATGTTTATACTGGTGATGTGGTTAAAGAAGGTAAGAGAATTACAGAGTTCAAGTACAGGTCATTGCCAGGGATTGGACTCATCCTAATGTCAACATTTGAGTTATATGATGTTGCAGACTTGGATAAACTTAGAAGTGAAAAACCAGAAGAAACTGGTATGGATAAGATACAAAAAATAATTGATGAGAGACTTAGATTAAGTGCTCTTGTTAGGAGTGTTGTTGACCAAAGAATCTCTGAAAGAGATGCTATTCAACAACTTATAAATGAAAGACTATCTCAAGAAGTGGAGTATGAAGATGAAGATGAAGAGGACGAATACGTTGAAGAGCCTCTACACTCTGAAGAAGAGGATAGTGTTGAGGTATTAGAAGATTCTAAGGAAAATGTAATGGATTCAAACTCGAAGAAAAGTAAACTAAAAGAATTTCTTGATAGTCGTGAGAAGAAAAGACAAGAAAAAGTAGAATTAGATAAGAGTGAAAAAATAGAGTGTCCTGATTGTAAGACAAATCTATATAAAGGTGAAAAACATTTTAAATTGTGTATTTGCTATGGTCAATTCCACAATAAGGAAATTAAAATTAAGAAAGCCGAAGATGGTAAGTTTAGTTTTAAATTTCCAAAATCATTCGATACAGACAATGTAGAGATGTTACTAGAAGCAATTAAATCAAATAAATAGGAGTATATAATGGAATTTAAGTTCATAGCAGTAAATGGTGACAATGTAGGAGATAGTATCGGAAGTGCTATTGCTACAGATAACCATGAAGAACTTTCCAAGATTACCAATGGGTTAAAAGATGCTCATGGAGCCATCGAACAGTGGATTGAATCTGTTGGCGGTCAAGTTGTAACTTCTTCAGGAGATGAGGGAATCTATAAGGTTCCATCAGAGTCTTATGACGAAGCTACTATTAATAGTCTTAGAGACCAATACTCACAATCTACTGGTACAACTATTACAGTTGGTATTGGTGATAGTATGTCTGAAGCTTCAAAGGCTTTGATTTACGGTAAATTAAACGATAAAGACCAAGTTGTTGAGTATGACCCACATATTGACGACTATATTGCTGGGCATGATGTTGATGAAGAAGAGCAGCCTGAGCCAGACCAAGATTCTATTGATGATGGTTTTACTGACCAAGAAGCTGTTGGTGACGAAGAATATGAAGATGAAAGTGCTGAAGCTCTAGTTGGAGAAGAAGGTGCTGAAGACGATAACCAAGAGTATCAAGAAGAAGTTCCTGAAATGGAAGAAACTGCTGTTGATGGTGAAGCTGCTATTGCTGAAACTGATGAGGCTATGCCTGACAGTGAGCTTGAAGCTGCTCCAGCAGAAGGTGAATTTGATGAAACATTAGCTGAAGAAGGTGAAATGTCTGAGGATGACTTAGATATTGCTCCTGAAGACAAGCTTAGCCAAGTTGTTGGACAAGATTTTGATGGCGATGGTGACCCTGATGCTATGCCTCCTTCTGAAGAGGATGTAATGCCTGAAGGTGAAGAAGGACTTGACGTTGCTCCTGAAGGTGGTGCTGGTGACCTAATGATAGACGATGAATCTGCTGTTGATATGGGTGAAGAAGTTCCAGAAGATGATAACCAAGCTGCTCTAACTGATATGATTCATGCTAATATGGAAGGTGACGATGTTTCACCTGCTGATGATGAAGCTGATGAGGAGGAACTGCGTCAAGATATCGTAACATCCCTACAAACATTTAAAGAAAACAAAGCTATGCTTGAACAAGCTAAGCAAGAAAACCCTAAACTATATGAAGCTACTATTCTAATGCTACGTTCTATGATTGAAATGGCTAAGAAATTAAGCATGGACCCTGAAGCTGACGTTGAAGGTGCTGAAGCTCAAGACGCTCTACCTGAAGCTGATATGGCTGACATGGAAGAAGACTTTGAAGGTGAAGAAGAACTTCAACCAGAAGATGAAGCTGTTGCTGAAGAAAAAGAATCTGACGATGCTGAAGAGCTTGAAGAAGTTGAAGATGAAGCCAATGAGAATGATAAGAAAAACCCTTTTGCCAAGACTGAAATGACTAAGCTATACTCTGATTTAATCAAGGGTGTAAAGATAGTTAAGAAGGCTGAGTCAAGATGGGACTATTGGAAAAGAAAAGAAAAAGAAAAAGCTAAGAAAAAAGCTAATCAAGGTAAACGTGTTAACGGTAAAAAACCTCTTGACCATGCTTTAGAAGAAGTTGAAAGAAAGATGAAGGTTAAGAAAGAGGTAACTAGCAAAAAAAAGCAGTAGGGAAGTCTCTTGAGAAAAAAGACCCTAAGAGTCTTCCAGATAAAGCCACAAAACATATACCTAAAAGAAGATTACCAGTAGGAGCCGTTAAAAACGGTAAAGTCAAAGTCAAAGATGGAGACACTGGTAAGGAATCTTGGCGTTCTGGTAGGTCAGGTATGGCTCGTGATTGGGATGGTGATGCAATCGCTACCAATTATAATAAGAGAGATATGAAACCTAGCAAAACACATACAGTACATCATGGTAGAAAACCTAAAAAGGACATTCACCATGCTGGAGAAAGTAGTAACAAGGAAGAATAAATGTCAGATTTGAAGTTTGAATTTGATATTAACGCTGTATCTCAGTCTTTTGGTCAAATCAAAAAGGCTGTTGATAAAGATTTAAAGAAAGCTGTTGGTAATTTAGCTGCTATGACACACGCTAAAACTGTTGAGTTGGCTAATAAAGAATTGAAGTCACTATCTAAGATGTATAAGGATGGGCTTTCTTTTCAACAATTAGAAGATAACCTTTGGGTTGTATCTTTAGATGAGAAGTTACTTTGGATTGAAGAAGGTCGTAAAGGCGGCTTCATGGAAGAACTTCTAAATGGTAAATCAGGTAAAACTGGTAAGGATGGTGATAAGTACGCTGTTATTCCATTTGAACATTCTAAAAACCCTTCTGAACAATCTTCTCAAGCTCGTGAACTAACTAACCAAATTAGAACTGAGCTTAAAAAAAGAGATATACCCTATAGAGGTAAGCTAGAATATCACCAAGATGGTAGTCCTAAGCTTGGTTTAATTCATAAGTTTGATATTGAATCTGCTAGATTAAAGGATAACCATAAAGACGGACCACTCAAAGGTGTTGCTATATACCAGAAGATGAATGAGAAAACTGGTAAGGTACAAAGAGATGTAATGACTTTTAGAGTAATATCTGAAAAACATCGTGAAGAAGGGAAATGGATACACCCTGGTCGTCAAGGTGACAAGCTTATGGATAAAGCTTTTGAATGGGCAATGAATGAATGGGAGCAGAAAATACTTCCAGAAGTACTTGGCAAGTATGAATAACGAATTGGCGATAAACGCAATGATATTTTTGCAGTTATTAGGATTTGTATTTGTATTTGAAGAAAAAGATAAAATGCTCAAAGATTGGAAAGATTGGAGAATAGATAAGAAAATTGGAAGGATATTTTTTCTATTTGTACCAGCCCTAACCATTATATCTTTGGCAATTAACCCTTTATAAGGATATAAGATGGCATTGTTTCAAGGTGATGTGGTAATTAAGACTGCCATTGAACTAGCAATTGACGATATAAAGAAGAATCCGTGGCTGATAGACGATATCTTCTCGGATTTTATTGATAATCCAATACTTAAACAAAAGTATGGACAAAAAGAAATCGAAAGAGCTAGAGAATTTATAATGAACAATAAGATTAACTTCTATATGAAGCATCGTATTGATAGTGAAGATTTTCCAGCCGTTACTATATCAATGGGTAACTCTGATGAGGACAAGGAACTAGCCACTTTAGGTGATAATAGTGTTTGTGTCGAGGACTTAGACCCTTCTGAGATTGGTAAACCAATTCAGTTTATAGTAAAACCATTTCAGGTAGTTAACTACAACCAAACTACTGGAATTGTTGAGGTTCCAGAAGGACTTGAAGGATTTCAATATGTTGGCGAGGGTATGGTAGCTATTGACCCTGAAACAGGTAATGGATATGTGATTAACGGTATTATTGACGATACTAAGTTTAAAATTGCTGAAGGCTCAGAGCTGGATGTTAATGAGCTGGCTATTATACCGCAATATCAACTATATAGAGCTAGAAGAGAGAGAATTACAAGTCAAGAGCAGTATAATATTGGATGTCACGCTCATGGTGACCCATCAACTCTATTGTTTTTGTTTTATTTGGTTAAATATGCCTTATTGAGATATAGAGAAGGGCTTTTTGAATACAATAATTTCCAATTAGGTACATTACACTGTACTGATATGATTAGAAATGAGGCTTTCCAAGCTGATAATGTGTACTCCCGATTCATTATATTGTCTGGACAATGCGAGGAAGATTGGGTTAAATCTCCTTTCAGAGTGTGGGAAGCTATTGAATTTATTGAGAAAGGTGAAGCTATGGATGATGTTGGTATCAAAATCTGTAGTAATGAAGACACTATCGAAGGTACTGAAGAGGCTGAAAATGACCTTTGGGTAACCATTGATACTGACGAGGAATAACAATCTTTAAGATATGAAGCACACTGACGAAGAAATTGAAATTATTGCGAAATCTATGTACAAAGCAGTCAAAAAGGCTCTAGGTACTGGTCTTTCTGATAGTTCAAAGACCAAGGCTAGGACTGAAAGTGGTAAAGATGCTGTAGATGACTTAATGGACCCTAATTTTATAGCTGAAGCTAAAGCTAAGGTTCCACCAAAAAGAACTGCTCAAATGAATAAGTCTTCAAAAGGTGTAAATACCAAAGAAAATAGAGAATTAAAGGAAGCTACATCACGCCATAATTCTAACCCCAGTAAAGAAACTGATAGGGCTAGACATGTTTTGAGAGATAAAAAATCGAACACATATTCAAATAAACGCATGGCTGAAGCAAAAGCGAAAGAAAAATCCAGAAGAAACGCAGAATGGAATAAAGAAAATAAGCCGAATTTACCAAAATCAGAAAAGGGTGTAAATAAGCTTAGGAAATTCATTAAAAATAAACGTAAATAACAATCTTTAAGATATTGAGACAATAAAGAGGAACAGAATTATGGCTGACAATAGTGAAAAAACTTATACTAAAGAAGAGATGGCAATTGCCGTTCTTAAGAAGTGTGAAGAACTTTATAAAAACAGTACGTTAGCTAAAGCTAATACCTCTCACGAGCTTGAAAACGGTGGGGAACCTAGTGCTGATGAAGCTGAATGCCCTGAGCAATTAGCTGAAGGTGATGTTGCTAGAGAATTTAGTAGCGAAAGCTCTAAAAAGAAAGGCAAGAAAGGCGAGGGTGAAGATTCTGAAGGTGAAGACTCTGAAGTTCCTGAACATGAAGAAGGAATGGATGAAGAAACCAAAGCTGCTCATGATGCTACTGAAGATGAGTCTGATTCAGAAGAAGTTGAAGCCGATAAGAAAGTAGACGCTCAAGAAAGTGATGAAGCCGATGCTGATAAGGTGGAAGACAAAGAAGAAGATAAAGAAGATAAAGATAAGAAAGAAGACAAGAAACCTTTTGAGAAGTCTGAAAGACCACTTAAGAAGTTTATGTCAAAAATGTGTAAAAAAAAAGCCTAAACAAACGGCTTGATGGAAACCCACACGGTAAAGATTATACTAGTGGAAGACCAGAACCAAGAGAAGAAATAAAGCCTAGACTTAAAGACACTCTTGATGCTGATAAGAAGAAAAAAGTCAAAACTAAGAAGATGGAAAAGTTCTTAGGACTTGGAGGGACTTCAACTTCAGCACAAAATCCTAACTCAAGTACGAGTCAAGGAACACCCCCACCACCACCAGCAGGGGAATCTATTGCAGATAAAATAAACTTTGGTGGAAAAAGTAAATAAGAGGATAGTATGACTAAAAGAAAAAGTGCTGCTAAGCCAGAAGATAAAAACAAAGAAAGAATAGCTGACGCAAAGAAGCGAAGAAAAGCTGCGTGGGACGCTAAACAAGCTGCTGAGAATACAGAAGAAAACAGCAGAGAAGAGTTTAGAAAGTTTTTTGTTAAAGTGAGAAGTAAGCTTAATCTTTCTCAAGATATGGAAGGCGTGATTTGGACACATTTCAAGTCGGCTGGATTTGACAAAAAAGATAAGTTTGAAGAAGGAATAAAACATTTCGGATATAAGTTATAAGAAGGTAAGGAGATAATACAATGTCACAAAGAATTAGTACATCATTCGTTAATACTAACCGTCCAGGTTCGTACTTTGACGTAAAGGTTAAGTCAACTCCAGTTGGTGTTGCGTCTAGTGGTAACATCATTATAATTGGTGAGGCTGCTGGTGGAGCCAAATTTGATGCTGAAGACCTAAAGGAGAATTATTTTACTCCTGACCAACTAGACAGAGTTACTAGTAAGTATATCTCTGGACCTATCGTTGATGCCTTTGCTGCTTTAGCCGCACCTAGCTCTGATGCTAACATTACTGGTTCTGCAAACAGAATCTACATCGTTAAAACTAACGGTGGTGCTCAAGCTCAAGCTACTGTTGCTGACGCTTACGGTACTCTTAAAGATAAGAACTTTGGGATTGATGGAAATAAGTATTTCTACCAAGTAACTGAGATTGATGCAGAAGTTGGAGCCTCTAAAGAAGGTATCACTATTACTGCTGACGTTGGTGCTGGTGACCTTGATGCTGCTGAGTTCAAATTCAGAGGACAAGGTGGTGCTGAAACTACTATCACTCTTGGAACACCTGCTGACGTACCTGCTGTAATTGCAGAGATTGATGCTGCTTTACCTGCTGGGTTTAGCTGTGTTGCTGGTACTGCTTCTCTTTCACTTAAAATTGAGTCTGATGCTGATGCTGATGCTCACAAAAAGGGTTACTCAAAAGCTTTCGAGCTTGTTGACTCAACTCCAGGTGATTTAGCTGCCCTTGGTCTAACAGAAGGTCTTTCTAGTTCTTCTCAAGAGCCATCTATTCAAATTAACATTAAAAGAACTGACACCAACGTAAACGAAGCCTTCCAAGCTGAAGCTGAAGTTGCGATGGAAGTTGGATATGAAGGTACAACTGCTACCCTTACTATTGCAAGTGGTACTCTTACTACTGCGGTAACTGGTGGTTCTGGTGCTAACCTAAGTATCGACATGTCAGAATACAATACTGTGAAAGACTTAGCGGATTTCATCAATGCTCAAACTGGGTATAGTGCTTCTGCTGCTTCAGGTTCAACTCAAGCTCAAACTTCTTCTCTTGATGAAGTAACTGCTCTTGGTATCTGTTCTACTGGAACTGGACTTAAAGCTGGTAAAGTTAAGAACGGTCTTGATAGCTTCAAAAATGCTGTTGGACAATCCGTTGTCCTTGACTTTGCTGCTACTGGTGTAGCTGGTCTTCCTGATGAGATGGCTAACGTAGCCTACTTAGTAGGTGGTCTTAAAGGTGCAACACTAGCTGCTGACGTAGCTACTGCCATGATTACTATGGAAGGTGTTGATGCTAACTTTGTAGTACCTCTTTTCTCAAGAGATGCTTCTGAAGATATCACTGAAGGTCTGACAGATTCAGGTTCTACTTATACAATCTCTGCTATTAACGCATTGGTTAAGAACCACGTTTTAAAAATGTCTACTGCAAAAATTAAGAAACATAGAAGTGCAATTGTTAGTATCTGGGATACTTATGCGGATATCAAAGCTGAAGCTTCGGCAATGGCTAACGCAAGAATCTCTGTTGCTTTCCAAAAGACTAGCCAAGTTAACTCGGCTGGTGAGATTGTATCTTACTTACCTTGGCACACAGCTTGTGTTGCTGCTGGTATGCAAGCGGCTGGATTTTACAAAGCGATTGTTAACAAACAAGCTAACATCATCGGTTTTGAAGACCCTGCTGGATTTGACTCTGGAAGCCCAGGGGATATCGAAGCGGCTCTTGATGCTGGTCTACTTTTCGTTGAAAAGGGCGTTGTTGGAAGTAAATGGGTCTCTGACCAAACTTCTTATGGGGTTGATACCAACTTCGTTTACAACTCTATCCAAGCAATGTACGCTGTTGACCTTGTTTCACTAGACCTTTCTGCAAGTTTCCAAACTGCATTTGTTGGTCAGTCACTAGCTGACGTTGACTCTTCAACTGCATTGTCTTTCTTAGCTTCTAAGATGGACTCTTATAAGAAACAAAAATTAATCGCTGCTTCTGATGACGCTCCACTTGGTTACAAAAATGCCAAAGTAGAAATCAACGGACCTATCATGAGTATCAGTGTAGAAATTAAACCTGCTACTGCGATTTACTTCATCCCAATTTCGATTGAAGTATCTCAAGTAACAAATAGTGCGGCACAATAATCAATTAAGGAGAATATAATATGGCTAAAGCAAAAGTATTTACTGGAGCACGAGCGAAAGTTTATGTAGATAATGTACTAGTAGGTATCTTCGATAGCTGTACATACTCAGTTAACGTAGGTGCAGAACCTATTCACACTCTAGGTAAGTTTAGTCCTCAAGAGATTACACCAACTTCTTACGAAGCTGTAAGTGTAAACTGTTCTGGTTTTAGAATTATTGGTAATGGTGGACATGTTCTTCCAAAGATGCCAAAACTACAAGACCTTTTACAACTTGACACTGTAACACTAGCTATGGTTGATAGACAATCTGACGCAAGTGCTGAACCTGTAATGACCGTTCAAAACTGTATTCCTGTAAACTATAGTACTGGAGCTAACGCAAAAGCTACTTCAAGAATACAAATTACTTATCTTGGTACTCATGCTTCTGACGAGTCTGGTGCTCAGGACGAGGGTGACGCTGTTACATTACCGTAATAGGGGTTAACCGTGGACGATAAGATGGTTTATGAACTATTAAAAGAAGTGCGAGATGAGCAGCGTGAACAAGGCAAGTGCTTATCTCGTATGGAAGTCGATGTTAAACGTAACACTGACGATTTAATTCTTCATATGGAACAGACAAAAACAGTAAAGGACTTACATGCTCAAAACGAAAAGCGTATTGAGTATAATGAGAAGTTTCTGTATGGTGACAAAGAAAACAACAAAGATGACGATGGTATTGTCGGAAGGGTTGAAAAACTTGAAGAGCCAGACAAGGTTAAAGCTTACCTTAGAAAGAAGTATATGAAGTGGGCTGCTGTCGTAGGTACTACCATTGGTATAGTAGCTGGACTCGGTAAGATATTTGGCTGGTTCTAATTAGTGATAAATACAATTAACAATTAACAATTAACAAACGGAAGGAAGGAGGTGGAAACAACCTCCTTTTTTATTTTTATGACAGATAAAGTTTATAAAGGACAGAAACAGATTGTAGAAGGTTCGGCTATAGGTGATTTTCACGTTATACCGAAATTTTCTTACAATTCGTTACAATTGATTGAGTACATTGGTGAAGCTAAAGTAGGTCTTCCAGACACAGCTAACGCCCACTATATACAAAAGTTTATCTATGATGCTGTTGGTAACTTAAAAAGAGTTATGATTGCTGTAAATCTAGCTACTGCTGGATGTACGGAAGTAAGTGTAATACCAATTAACTCTCATAATGTTAGGTTGATTGCTCATAATGGTGACTTTACTGATGCTGAACACCCCAAAGAAGGTGGTGGTAAACTGAAGGCTGATAAAGACCTGACTCTAATTAGATTAAATACTGGTACTCAGCAAATTGAAGGTAGAGTAATTGAAATTAACGATGAAGCTACTGAAGTTGTTATCAGAAGAAATGTAGATACACCAACAATTACTACTGAAAACAATACTATTATAGAAGAAAACAAATTAATATTAACACTTAACTCAACCAATAAACCTTATGAGAAGAGAAGGTGGGTTAACAGAAAAAGATATATTTACAAAACCCAAGAGGCGTAATGCCTAGACCCCATTGTGGGTGTACCGAAATGGTGAGATTGATAAAATGGGATTTTTACGGAACTTTATTAAGAAGCTCCTTATTCTGGATGTTATATTCGGAGTCAGGACCAAGAAACTTGCAGGTGTTAATGATAAACTTAACACATCTTCGCATGATATAGTTGTAGATAGTGCCGATAATTCTATAGATTTCACCAACAATGATATACCAGAATACCTAGAAGAAGAAAGGTTTTTTAGGATTGAAGGTGGCGGTCCCAATGATGGTGACCTATTTAAAATAAAACAAATAGTTGGAAATAAAGTATTTGTTTATGAGAATGTCCAAGACGAAACTGCTAACAGGACAATTGACGCTAGGCTTTGGAAAGTACATGGTGATAATTCCATAAGCAGAGAAGCTCCAAATGGCAGTACTATGTTTAACATAGACAACTTTGGAAATACAGGAAATGACGGTGACGGTTCACAGATTTCTGTAGCTTATACAAGTCACTATCATACAGACTACGAAAAGCGTAAAAAGCATGGGGTAGAGCCTGATGGAAATAAGGATAATGACAATCTTATATATATACTCCCTAATGGAGAAAAGTTTGTCGATGGTACTTTAGAGGTTTATTTAAGCCACTTACATTTGGATAATGACCAATTTGTACCAAACGGAACTAATACTGGTTTTACAATCGTATTAGACCCCGATGATAGATGGAAATTAAACTGCCCACCACAACAAGGTGAATCATTAACAATAAACTACTTACAGGATGTAGAATAATTACAGGAGAATACAATGGGACAAACCTATTTAAAACGAACACTATTTAGACCAAGAGTAAATGTACTCAACACTAAGAACGATGACAAACAAGATGTCGATTTCACTGGATATTTTGAGATAAACGATGTTGTTGATGTTATTGATGTTGATGCTGCTGGTAATATTATAAGTGTGATTGCTAATAATGTTAAGGTTCTAGCTATTGATGACAGTCAAGGATTCTTAGTTCTCGATACTGTAGTTGATACTACTACTGCTACTGTTAATCCAATGATTCGTGTTCAAGAGATTGATGACGGTCAAGAAGCTATTGATAGATTGTATCGTAGACGTTTTAGAGGTGTTGTTGGTTTTACTCTTGTTCAAGATATTCTAGCTCAGGCTCTTAACTCACCCATTGCAGGTCAGACTACTTTTGATGTAGACGATGCTTCTTTTTGGAGGGCTGGAGATAAGACAGACATCCTAGCTGATGAAGGTATCATTGGTTCTGACGTAGATATTGTATCAGTTAACCCAAATGCTGATGCTACAAACAACAAGGCTACTATAGTAGTTTCTGGTATATATGACACATCCTCATTTACAAACCCATTTCTAATAAATAAAACTATTACAGTACAAGATGCTGTTAAGAGAAACCAAGAAAGAATTGATGGTATTGACCAGCCAATTGAAAATATCGACTTAGGTGTTGGTAACGGTCTTGATACAGCATGGGAAACTCCTCAGCTATTTGTTGAATCTTCAAGTAAATTGTTTGTTGATGGACGTAGAGCTAAGAAAGGTGTTGCTGGAACTAGAGCTACACACGTTCAAGGTGCTGGCTCAGGTGAGTTAACATTTACCTCTCAACTTTTAGGTTTATTAGGTAATGAAGTTGAAATAGTTGTTCAAGCTGGTGCTGGATATACTGTATCTGTAGCTAAATCATACAAAGAAAACTCTAGTATTATAATTCCAGGGCAGACTGCCTACGTTGTAACCGTTAATGATAACGGTGGAGCTGCTACTGCTCAAGGTATTGCTGACGCTATTAATGCCGATGCTGAAGCCAAGAGAATCATGTTGGTTCAATATGGTGGTGACGGTACTGGAGCTGTTAGTACTTTTTCAAATAGCTTAGCTGGCGGTCTTGATGACGGTACTGGTGACTATGCTGAATTAGAGCAAATCTTTGAAAATACTATTGTTGGAACTGGTTTTAAATGGGTAAGTTTACATATGAGACCTGATGAAAGAAATAGATATAGTGAGCCAATGGCTGATGATGAAGAACTGTGTATTGACTTAAGAAAGGCTACTGAAAACGTAGACAGATAAGAAGGACTGAATGGGTAACACTAACGCCAAACGTGTTTCTATTGATAATAGAGATGTTAAGGACAATGACTATAAAGGTAACGACCTCCAAGAAGCAATGGAGGAAATTGACTTTCGTAGAGAGACCAAAGAACCTACTGGTTTTTTAGATATTGATGAAGTTCACATCCATTACAATAGCTCAACCAATAAAATTTCAATCGCTCCCAATAGTGGAGAGTTTACTTATTTTGTAGCTGGTGAAGAGTTTACTACCAGTAATACATTGGAAATGGTAGTTCCTACTACCGAAGGTTTTCATATTTTCTATTTAGAAAAAAACGACATAATCACTACTACATATAACTCCTCAGAACCGTACAACTCTTCTAAAATAAGATTCGCAGCACTATATTACAGTACTATAGAAGGTAGAGTTAATATATGGTTCGATGTTGCTTCAATGCTATCTATGCCTTGGGGTACTGTCCAAAGACTTGCACAAGTTGAGGGTGCTGAATACAACAAACAAGATTTTATCTTTAAGAATTTTGTTGATGATGGCGATGGTAGCGACAATGCCCACGCTCAATTTGGTTTAAATGAAGGTACTGTATACCATAAAGATACGTTCCATGAGGTAGTTCATTCTGCAACGCCCACTGAACATTTTGAGCAAGATATTGATGTTGATGCTAAAATACCAATTTACTACAAAGTAGGTGTTGGTCTTTGGCGTAAGAAAGACGCAACAGATTTTCCATTTGTAGAA